AATTAGCAGGTAGAACCAAAGAACAACGAAGACAGGCTGCTATTGCTGCTGTTCTTACTGCCCGTCGTGGTGGTAAAAAATTGGGTGAAGAGAATGGGTATGGGGATGAGAAAGAACCAAAAATGAAAAAGACTGAAGATGGTGCTGAAGATCCAAGATCAATTCCAACAAAGGTCAATCTTGTAAAGAATAAGTTAAGAGCAATGGGTGTGAAGAATCCTATTGTGATGGTTGCTTCGGAAGAAACTATTTCTGAAGAAGATTATGATAGAATGAAAGATACTCACCTTCAAAGAGGTGGTATGGGAATTCGTTCTTCTCAATCTCCTGCTAAGACCGGATCTTCAAAACCAGTTGATCCAAAGAAACACGCCGAAACTACTAAGAAAGCAATGGATTTAGTGAGACAATCAATCATTGCCAAACACGGTAAAGGTTCTTTAATGTGATCTGTTTCTAAATAGGACAGGATACTCTTCACACGGAGGTTATTATGTCAGCAGCAATCGCATGGTGTCTTGCTAACCAAACTCTGATCGCAACCGCACTTTTTGCAGTTTCGGAAGTACTGGGAGCAAACCCAAAGGTAAAATCAAACGGCATTCTCTCACTCATTCTCCTTCAAGCTCAAAAAGCACTCAAGGATAAAGGAGCAAAGGATTTAACTCCTGGAGCGTGAATTTAAGGGAGACCAAACATAAGGTCTCCTTTTTTTATAAATATCTGTATACAAAGAATTTATAGGTAAGGAAACATGGCTCTTTGGGGCAATAAAGATTCTTTAAGCAATCTCACTGGAACTATAACAATTAATCTTGCTGCTGAGACTATAACTGGTAGTGGTACAACTTTTGTAACTGCTGGAATTGCCACTGGCGATATTATAGTTGTTGGTGCTGGTGCTACTTATGGTCAGGCAGTTGTTTCTGGAATTACTTCAGCAACGTTGATCTCAATCGCATCAACTCAATTCCTGATCCCACACCCAACACTCAATACGATTGCTGGTGCTGGTTATACAGTAACTCAGAAACCAAAATTCACTCTTGAAGATGGTCAGTATTTTGCTCCCGAAGTAAAATCAAACAGATTCTCTGCTGTCTTTGGTGTAGGAACTACTGAAACAAACGTAGCAGCTGGTAGAACTGTTGGTGGCAAGAACGCTGCTTATGCCGTAGCACACGCTGGTTGGGTTGGCGTTACCACTTATGTTGATACTCACGGAAACTTTAGAGTTAAGTCAGAAACTCTTGTTGCTGGAAGCACCATCATTAACGACGCTGAAGACGACACCAGATATCCAGAAAGCTGATAATATGGTATGAGATTTGATGAGTTGAATGAAAATAACTACTTGTTATTTGCTATAAAATTTTATAATAACCCTCACGCTCTTACCAAAGAAGATTTTGAGGATGATTTAAAGCGAATAAAATATGTTAAAAGACTTCTTAAAAGGTATAAAAATACTGGAGTCTTAAAAACACATTTAATTTTAAATCATCTGACAATCTTGTTTAATGTTTTTGATGACGCTGCTGTGCCATTATTGTTTTATAATTTAGAACAAGATCTTTGGCCAGCAATTAAAACTTTTTTGGTTTTCTTAAACAGAATCCCAGAGTTTCCTAAAACTCATATTCATGAAATACCTGAAGATAATTTCTGTATAAAAGAACTTAATTCAATCTAATGGATATTAATAGAATTATTGGTATTGTCCGTTCTCTAAAAGAAGAAGCACCAACAATGAATCTTGGTGCTGGACAAATTGCTGGTACTAAGGAAGCTGGGGATGATCCACCAGTTCGTAAAGGTAAAAAATATATTTACGGAACGGGATTTCGCAAAAACTGGTTACAGAAAAGAAAACCACCACAATAAGTCAATGTTCCCATTATCATCTACAGAAACAAAAATAGCACTGCTTGAAGAGCGTATCAACGTTTATGAGCAGATGATGGAGCGTATTGATACTGCGATTCAAAAGATAGGAGAGACAAGTCAAAATATCAGTCAAATGCTTGCTATTCATAATGAAAAGATTGAACAGTGTAACCGAACAGACAATATTATCGTAAAGATGATTGAGGATATTAAAGTATCATCAAAAGAGCAACACGAAGCAATTAGTAAAGAACTTGGTGAAAGAATAGAAAAGGTTGAAGAAAAGGTAGAAGAAATATCACAGTTTAAATGGAAAGCAGTGGGAGCAATTGCTGTAGTTGCGTTTTTAATCAGCATTGTCCCAACAATAAGTTCTTTCTTGACCCCCAAACCAATACCTGCTACAATAGAAAGAGCAAAGTAATCCCTTGTAATGGATCTGGTTGATTCCAAGTATATTGGACTCGTTTCATCGCGTCTACAAAAGTTTAAGCGGGTCAAAGCGGATCTCTACAACTTTCGCTGCCCTATCTGTGGAGATTCCCAGAAGAACAAAAACAAAACAAGAGGATACATTTATCCGGTAAAGAATAACACCAACTTTAAGTGTCATAACTGTGGGGCGAGTATGTCCTTCAATAACTTTCTCAAGGAACTTGACCCAACGCTTTATAAGCAATATACGATGGAGAAGTTCAAGGAGGGGCACACTGGTAAAAACTTTGTTGTGGAAGAACCCAAGTTTGAGTTCGTCAAACCAGTCTTCAAAAAGAAACTGGATTTACCTAAAGCATCAGAAGTACAAATCGCCAGAGAGTATCTGGAAAAAAGGCAACTGAATCCAGAAAAGTTTTATTTTGCTGACAAATTTAAGGAGTGGACAAACACTCAAAAAGTTACGTTTGACACTATCGGTAGGGATGAGAGTCGCATTATTATACCAATGTATGATACTGAAAGTAACTTGATTGGTTTTCAGGGAAGAGCACTCGGACCGAACCCTGTTAAATATATTACCGTGATGCTTTCTGATGATGTCCCGAAGATTTATGGTCTTGACAAAGTGGATTCTTCGCAACCCATTTACATCGTTGAGGGACCCTTCGACTCCACGTTTATACAAAATGCTGTTGCTATGTGTGGGTCCGACGTTGATATTGGGTCGTTTGGTTGGGGCAATTATATTTACGTTTTTGATAACGAACCACGTAACCGAGAAATCGTCAACCGAATTGAAAAAACCATCAACAGAGGAGATAAGGTGATTATTTGGCCAACATCCATTGAGCAAAAAGATATCAATGATATGGTGCTCACTGGACTTAATGTTATGGATGTGTTAAAATCAAATACATACACAGGTTTAGAAGCAAAAATTAAGTTTAACAACTGGAAGAAAATATGAGCAACGGAACAAAAGTCGTTAAAAGGAACGGTAAAACTGAACCTCTTGATTTAAATAAACTCCACGTTATGGTGGAAGAAGCATGTAAGGACCTCGCAAATGTATCTGCATCACAAGTTGAGATGCAGTCTGGTATTCAATTTTATGACGGCATTACAACAGCAGAGATTCAGGAGATTCTGATTCGTTCTGCTTCTGACCTGATTGATCTTGAACATCCCAATTATCAGTTCGTTGCCGCCCGCCTGCTGCTGTTTGCCCTTCGTAAGCAGTTGTTTGGTGGTATCTATGACTGTCCTACTGTAAAACAGCATGTAGAGCGTTGTGTGGGCAGAGGCGTATATGACACCGAGATCTTGTCACTGTATTCTGATGAAGAGTTTGAAAAACTTGAGTCGTTCATTGATCATAGTCGTGACTATCTGTTTACTTACGCAGGTTTACGTCAGGTCGTTGATAAGTACCTCGTGCAGGACAGAAGCACTGGGGCACTTTATGAAACGCCACAGTTTATGTACCTTTTGATTGCGGCAACCATCTTCTCCAAGTATCCTAAGGAAACACGTTTAGATTACGTTAGGAAGTACTACGATGCAATCTCAAAGCACAAAATCAACATTCCGACCCCCATCATGGCAGGAGTGCGAACGCCACTTAGACAATACGCTAGCTGTGTCCTTGTTGATGTTGATGACACCCTCGATAGTATCTTTACTAGCGATATGGCTATTGGCAGATATGTTGCACAAAGGGCGGGTATCGGTATCAACGCAGGTCGCATCAGGGGCATCAACGCTAAAATCAGAGGTGGTGAAGTCCAGCACACTGGCGTTGTACCGTTTCTCAAAAAGTTTGAAGCAACTGTCCGTTGTTGTACGCAAAATGGCATACGAGGAGGAAGTGCGACAGTCCACTTCCCAATCTGGCACCAAGAAATAGAAGACATCCTAGTACTAAAAAATAATAAAGGAACCGAAGATAATCGCGTTCGTAAGTTAGACTATTCTATCCAAATCTCCAAACTGTTCTATGAACGATTCATCCGCAATGAAGAGGTCTCGCTCTTCTCTCCTCACTCCGTTCCTGGTTTGTATGATGCTTTTGGTACTGATGGATTTGACGAGTTGTATGTTCGTTATGAACGAGATGAATCTATTCCAAGAAAAACTATCGCAGCTCAAGAACTCTTTCTGGACCTCCTGAAAGAACGTGCTGAAACGGGTCGTATTTACATCATGAATATTGACCACTGTAACTCTCACTCTTCTTTCATTGATAAAGTTGAGATGAGTAATCTGTGCCAGGAAATCACTCTTCCTACTAAACCACTTCAACATATTGATGATACTGATGGTGAAATTGCTCTTTGTATTCTTTCTGCTGTCAATGTTGGCAAAATCAGGGATCTTGAAGATCTTCAAGTTCTTTGCGATCTTGCTGTTAGGTCTCTTGATGAGCTCATTGATTTTCAAGGATACCCCGTCAGAGCAGCAGAAATCGCCACCAGAGCACGTCGGTCACTTGGGGTAGGGTTTATTGGTCTTGCTCATTATCTCGCCAAGCACGGCGAGCATTACGATGATCCTGGTGCTTGGAAACTGGTACATGATCTCACTGAGGCATTCCAGTATTATCTGATTCAGGCAACTGTTGATCTTGCCAAAGAGAAGGGTGCTTGTGAGTATTCGCATCGCACAAAGTATGGACAGGGAATTCTGCCGATTGATACATACAAGAAGGATGTGGATGAAATCGTTCCAAACGAGTTAAACTATGATTGGGAGTCTCTTAGAGCACAGGTCCTACAGTATGGAGTGCGGAACTCAACTCTGTCCGCACAGATGCCATCGGAGAGCAGTTCCGTTGTGTCAAACGCAACCAACGGTATTGAACCACCTCGCGGATACTTGTCCATTAAGAAGTCCAAGAAGGGACCACTCAAGCAGATTGTTCCTCAGTATCAAACACTTAAGAACAATTATACGCTGCTCTGGGATATGCCTAGCAATCGTGGGTATATTCATATTGTTGCTGTTATGCAAAAGTTCTTTGATCAGGCGATTTCTGGAAACTGGTCCTATAATCCAGAGCATTACCCAGATAATGAAGTTCCTACTTCAGTGATGGCACAGGACCTTTTGACTACATATAAGTACGGTTGGAAAACCAGTTACTATCAAAATACACACGACATGAAGAATGATGAGGTTGAAGAAACCCGTCAGTCTCTTGAGAATTTAATTTCCGATATTCTAGATTCAGAGGAGGAAGATTGTGAGTCTTGTAAGATTTAAAACAGGTTTAGAGGGTAGACCAGTGGTTGAGTCAATGACTGTTTTTAACCCAAATGAAGTGGACACCAAGAAACAACCGATGTTTTTTGGGCAACCACTAGGAATTCAAAGATATGATTCTTACAAGTATCCAATTTTTGATAAACTAACGACACAACAACTGGGTTACTTCTGGAGACCTGAAGAGGTATCTCTTCAAAAAGATCGTAGCGATTATCATATGCTACGCCCAGAACAAAAACACATCTTTACCAGCAACCTGAAGTATCAGGTAATGTTGGACTCAGTTCAGGGTCGTGGACCTGGTATGGCGTTCGCACCATACTGTTCACTACCTGAATTAGAAGCGTGTATGAAGGTATGGGAGTTTATGGAAATGATTCATTCCCGTTCATACACTTATATCATCAAGAATGTTTATTCGGACCCATCTGAAGTTTTTGATACGATTCTGAAAGAGGATCGTATTATGGAACGTGCCGTGAGTGTGACTCAGGCATACAACGATTTCATTAATAGTGCTCAGCATTATGGTTCTACAAATGAGTGGATTCATGCTTTAGAACAAGTACCCTACGCACAAGAAGCAAGGTATGAACTCAAGAGAAAACTATTCAGAGCAGTTGCAAACGTTAATATTCTTGAAGGTATTCGCTTTTACGTCAGCTTCGCTTGTAGTTTTGCGTTTGGCGAACTCAAGCTTATGGAAGGAAGTGCAAAAATCATCTCACTGATTGCTCGTGATGAAAACCAGCATTTGGTCATCACTCAGAATATTATGAACAAGTGGAAGGAAGGTGATGACCCTGAGATGGCACGTATTGCCAAAGAAGAAGAGCAGTGGGTCTACAAGACCTTTGAGAATGCCGTGAACCAGGAAAAACTTTGGGCAGAGTATCTGTTCAAGGATGGTTCTATGATTGGTCTGAATGACAAACTGTTACAGCAGTATGTTGAATGGATTGCGAATCGTAGAATGAAGGCAATTGGACTGAAACCACTTTATGATATTTCTGCGAAGAATAATCCTCTTCCATGGACTGAGCACTGGATTTCCTCCAAGGGTCTCCAAGTGGCACCACAGGAAACCGAAGTTGAATCATACATTGTAGGGGGGATTAAACAAGATGTTACCAAAGATACTTTCTCAGGATTCCAACTATGATGAATGGTGCGAGCAGGCAATCCTGAACGCATACCAAGAAGCAGCAGAATGTGATGAATATTTGTTTGGTGATTATGATTACAAAAAAGAATGGTTGGGTAAATGTAATGATGATGTGAAATGAGGGTCTTTGGACCCTCTTTTTTTATAAATACTCACAGGAATTCCTGTAAGTATAAAAATGTTAGGATCTGAATTAAAAGCATTATATGATTCTTATCAAAATATCTATGAAGAGGGGGATGGAATCTCCTGTGAAATGATTGAAGAGATCGTAGAAGAACTCGTTGAAGAATGTGTAGAGTTTGGATACACGCTTGATGAAGCAACTACTGCTGTGGCAAATGCTGCAATTCTTTATATTGATGAAGCAAAAGTCACCTATGGTAGTGACACCGAAAGCCCAGAGCAAAGACGTGAAAGAGCAAAGGCAAAGGTTGGTGAAAAGAAAGCAGCAGAACGTAAGGCAGCAGTAAAGACCGCTGTGGGACGTGCCAAAGCAAAGGTAACTGGTGCCGTAGCAGGAGCAGGAATCGCTGCTTCAATCGCTAAGGACACTGCTAGAAGAGCAGCAAGAACTGCCGCCCATAAGGTCACCTACGGCGCTCAGAAGAAGAAAGAAGAAGTCAAGAGTGGCGTAAAGAGTCTGATCGGAAGAGGTCTCCGTAAGGCAGCAGGAGCGGTTGGCAAGGTCGCTCAAAAGGCAGCAGGTGCTGCTTCAAGACTTGGTGAAGAAAAAGATAATTCATATTTAGAAACAAATATGAAAAAAAGAATATCAAATAATGAAAAGGCAATTAAAGATATGAAAAAAACTGATGCTCATAAGAGCATGGCAAAAGTAGCAGCAAAGAAATTTGAAGAAGAAGTTCAAGTAGATACTTGGGATGTAGTTCTTGAGTATCTCATCACGAACGGTCACGCTGACACCAACTCTGAAGCACTGTATATTATGTCTCAGATGAATGAGGAGATGATTCAGAATATTGTTGAAACTCGTATGGATCCAAGAGGTCGTCCTGCTTCAGGTCCTATGAATGTTTATGCCAAGAACAAACCAAATACTGACCCTAAATTTCAAGCTGCTCTACAAGCTGTTAGAGATGCTGATGCTAAAAAAACTCCAGAGCAAAGAAAGGCAGAACTGGATGCTTATAAGGAAAGACAAGCAAACAGATAATTGAATCCTAACATAACTTTAAGCACCTCTTGACAGGGGTGCTTTTTTATTGCTAGACTAGGTTTGTCTCCGTTGAAGATAAATAATAGCTCATAAGATACTTTAATATGAGTTATGAAAATCCCTGGATCTACAATGGGGAAATATTTGAGTCTGATCATATTCAAGATCATTTTGGTTTTGTTTATCATATACACTGCGATAAAACTGGTCGTAGTTATATTGGTAGAAAGTATTTCTGGTCTTTCCGCACACCAAGAGGAAAATCTAGAAAAGTTAAGTCAGAGTCCGATTGGAAAGCATATTACGGATCCTGTCCTGAACTCAAAGATGATGTTAAGTTTTGGGGAAAAAATTCGTTTAGTAGAACAATCCTTAGTCTCCACAAAACAAAAGGACAATGCAACTACGAAGAAACAAAACAGCTTTTCCTAAATAATGTGTTGATTGAGTCTCTTGACGATGGTTCGCCCGCGTACTATAATAGCAATATTCTAGGACGCTATATGCGAAAAGATTATGGTAACTTTGGAAGAGACCCTTCAGACAACTCATGATTGGGCAGTTGACCGCATTCATACTCTCTGTGACAGGAACATTGAAGATGCCCATGCGATTCAATCTGAATTTAGTGAATGGTTGAATCCCGAAATTCCAGATCATGATATTTTCTCATTAGAGTTCATAGGAGAGGAAGATGACACTAGACCTTCACAATTTTTTTAAATTTTACGACGAAAAGAATTCAAATCATGTAGCAGCAGTTCAATGGTTAGAGGATAACCTACCTGCTGAATTTCTGGATGATGCAGAAACTGATTGGATTGGAATGTTCAGAACCAAACCACCTACGCCAGAGGTTCTCGCAGTTCCTTATTTCAATCAAGTAGACAACTATAGAGATGCACATAGAACTTGTAACAGTTCATCGTGTGCTATGTGCCTTGCTTTCCTCAAGCCTGGCAGCATCAAAGGTGATGACGAATATGTCACGAAAGTATTTGCGATTGGTGACACGACTGACCATGCGGTACAGACAAAAGTTCTCGCAGGTTATGGAGTTAAGTCACACTTTAGTTACAATCTTTCTTTTGCTGATATTGATAAGAGTCTTGATGCTGGGAAACCTGTCGTTATTGGTATTCTGCATCGCGGTTCTCTTTCTGCACCTACTGGTGGGCACATGTGTGTTGTAATCGGTAAGACTCCCGATGGTAAAGGATACTTTGTAAATGATCCATATGGTTCTCTCAACGATAACTACACTGGACCTGTGACGAATGGTAAAAAAACCATCTACACCAAAGCAGTTCTCAAGCACCGTTGGTGTCCAGGAGGCAACGATGGCTGGGGAAGAATCTTCGATTAATTTTAAGAGAAAGATCTTACAACGTATCAAAGATCTGACGAATCACGGTAAACACGTAGAAGCAAATCAACTTTATCAAAAATACTTCGGAGGCAACAATGGCAAGAGTTGACTTACACAATTTCTTTCAGTTCTATGATGAAAGAAACCCCAACCACGTCAAAGCAGTTCAGTGGTTAGAAGATAATCTACCCGTCAAGTTCCTTGAGGACAATGTAGACTGGGCGGAGATTTATAGAGGAAAAAAGACTAGTGCTGCGCCAGCCCCTGCTGCCGCAGCTCCAGTAACAGGTGGTGATGATGTTCCACAAATGGGCATCAAGTTAATTAAAGAGTTTGAAGGATGCCATCTAAAGGCATATCCTGACCCTTTGACTGGTGGACTTCCAATCACAATCGGTTGGGGTTCCACTCGCAAGAAGGACGGTTCAGCATTCAAACTTGGTGATACCCTCACACAGGCAGAAGCAGATTCACTTCTCATTGAGCAGTGTAAGAAAGAGTTTCTCCCTGCTTTAAGAAAAATTCCACATTGGAATGAAATGTCAGATGGAAAAAGAGGCGCTCTTCTCAGCTTTGCTTATAATCTTGGTGCCGGTTTTTACAACGGTGCTAACTTTAATACTATTACTAAACGCCTGAAGAATAAAGAGTGGGACTTAGTTCCAGATGCTCTTTATCTCTATCGTAATCCTGGTTCTAATGTAGAAGCAGGACTTGCTCGTAGAAGAAAGGCAGAAGGTGAAGCTTGGAAAAAAGGATAAATAGTTTCAACCATTGAGTTGAAACTGCAGCTCAGACCCACACCAAGGTGAGTTGTGTTTGGTAGTTCATAGGAATTTTCTACCACACCAACTTACCTTATTTTTATGTCTACCAACACGCAAAAGGCGCTGGCTGCAGCGTCTGCGCTTCTTCTTGGAGTGCCAACAGCATTCGCGGATACAATTACCAATACAGATTTTGAGGGAGGTTCATTATCTGGTTGGAATATTGGTTCTCAAACAGGAACTCTTACTAATGGAACCATTACAGGTAATGGGACAGGTGTTACTGCTATCAACGGTTCAGTAACTTTCAATGCACCTTCTCACGGTGCAGTAGGAAGTCCAACACTTTCTGGTGGAGCTCCGAATCCATACTACCAACCTGCAGTATCTCCAACTACTTGGACATTCTCTCCATATGGTTCTTATGGTGCTGCATTACAACCAACAGGTAATGTAACTTTTGATGCTGCAACATCAGCATTAGGACTTACATCTGCAGAAAACCAAGCAATTAAAACAAAACTTCAACAAGACCAACAAGCATCAGGTCTCGGAAATCCTAATCCAACTAATGCCGCTTGGATAACTCAAAGTGTAAATCTTGATGCTGGAACGATTTATACAATGTCTTGGAACTACATTGGAACTGATTATGTTCCTTTCAATGATGGTTCTATCACATCTCTTGTTTATCAGGGAACTGGTTCTACTCCGGTTGTAACTGTTAATAACTATGTCCAGAACTATGCTTTACTTGGATTCACTAACCCAGGTACGGGAGATTATTCCACAGGAACTTATGGTTCAACTGGATGGCAAAATTCAACATATCAAGTTGATGTAACTGGTGCTTACTTATTAGGATTTGCTGTATTCAACCTTGGAGATACTTCACTTTCACCAGTTCTTTTAGTTGATAGTCAACCAGGAACTACATTAGCAAATGGTCAAACATTCGGTGCAGTTGCTCCCAATAATCCAAATGCTCCAAACAACTCAACACCATCTACCCCAACAGTAACTGGAACATCAACATCCGACCAAGTTACAACATCCACATCAATTTCAAATGTTGTAGCAACATCTCAAGTTACTTATAATGTAAGTAATCTTGATACTGATGGATACGGTACAGTTCAGAACTATACTGATACTGTAGAAACTACAACTCCAGTTACAACAACTACTACAACCACAACACCAGTTACGACTACCACATATTCTGATGGTTCTACAACCACATCAAATGGAACTCCAGTTGTAACCACATCCACATCTAACGGAACATCAAGTTCACAAGTAACTGCAACAGTTCTGAACTATACTTCAACAATTGCTCCTTCCGTTTCTTCTACAATTGCTGCATCACAAACACTTCCAGCAGTTACAACTAAAGCATATAATTTTGAAGCAAGTGAATCTGGTGGGAAACAACAAATCAAAAAACAAACGGTGACGACTGTAACCACTCCAATGGTTACGACTACAACTACAACTCCAGTCACCACAACTGTTTATGCTGATGGAACAACAACTGCAATTGACGGAACACCAACATATACTTATACATCATCTGAATCTGTTGCAGTATCTGATTCTTATAATTATTACTTTGGACGCATTGACCAGTTAGAAGTTCTTGATGGAATCAATGATGGTATCAATGGACTTCTGAATCACGAACCAACCGCAGGTAAGCAAAGATTAAGAGTATTTGAGAACAACAGATTCGTTCAGTCCT